CATAAGTGTATTCTGAACAGCACGTGATAAACGTGGAGACAAAGTAATATCATGGGAAAAAATTTGACCTTTGACATATAAATCACTCACACGTCTAGCAAAAGCCTCATCATGATTAACTTTCTTCCGTTCATCCAATTGTGTACAATCACTAACTTCTTGCATCCAATCTTTTATTTCTTGAACATAAGCAGACGTAACTGAAAAATTTTTTGAATTTTTCCCTAAACACATCATCTTAACATTATCTAAAGCTATAGTGAAATATTCAGAGCAAGTCTCCCAAATCTTCTTGCCACCAGCAGCGGCTTGGGGAATTTTGGCCAATCTAACAATATAATTATCCCAATCTTTCTTTCCTGGAATTTGCTTAATACACAAAAATGCCATACAACCAAAGATGATTTTACCAATAACAGCAAAATGATCTGAATACAAGGCATCTTCCAATTCCATTTGGACTACGGGATTTTTAAATTTATCGCACAATTGTTCAAACAATGACATCAAATAATCATCAAATTTCAAAAATTTGCCCAAAACTAATAAGCACCCACAAATAGCAATTCGTTTAGCGCCAATCAAGAACAAACCTTGTAACAAAATGAAAATAAGACCAAACTTAATTACATCATCTTTTATTTGCAATAGAGCACAAGTAGTATTTGACATATTTGAAGACAACAATGGAAGAATATTATCCACGGTTCTAGATAACTGTGTCAAAGTACCATTCAAATTCTTAAACTCATTTATACTTTTCCCAAAATCTTCCAAGACTTTCATTTCAGCAAAAGCCCTCTCCAAATTAAGCATGCTAGGGTCGTTAATACGCATACGTAAAGTAGAAAGGACTGTAGGTCCGGGGTTTGATTCGACATTCTCTCTAAGAAGATCTCGAATCCAATGAGAAGCAAGCAAAACACGCAAATGCACATCATCATCACAACATACAAATTCCAAACAACGTTTAGCAGCAATTTCTCGTGCAATCACTTGTTTTCCTCTTATAGCAGAAGCAGAAAAGGAAACAGATAAAGTAAGATAGGGAAATGTCACAACAACAGTTGCAGAAAATTTAGGATCATGATCAGGAGTACTAGGCAAGCGCAAAGTAGTAATTGACAATGTTGCGTTATTTTTCTGAACTAACTCATTCAAAGCACACATAAATGTGCGTTGGTGGAAAAGTCCAGCTTCCTTTGCAGCATCAATACGAACACTTCGGGGAATATCAATTGGATCAGTAGGGCCTGGATTTGGTTCAATACCAGCTTGCAACAATTCTTGAGTATGATCAAAATCATAATCAGAATGCATTTCCTCACATTCCGAAACATATGTATCATTGCCATAGGTAGTAAAAAGATGTAGATCAAAAATTGCTTTAATACGATCACGCAACTTACGACGACAAGTTTGAGACATTTCATCACTAATCTCTTCACGAACAACACATTGTTCAAAAGGACCAAATTGATCAAGATCAAACCATTCTTCCAGAACAATCTTCTTCATAACTTGTTTTTTTTTCTTTTTAATAATAGAACGGGGTTTTTGTGCACGCACAATTCGTTCACGAGTAAAAGGAACATAACCATGCATAAAATAATAAGATGCATGATCAACAACTTCACAATGTCCAAATGAAAGTTCAGTATGGATATCATGCGTTAATTCAACATTAATAGTAGAATAAGCAGGGCGGTAGCCAGAGTCGTCAACATTTTCATTTTCAATAACAAATTTTCGATTAAACAAAGCCATAAGATCCAGGTGTTGGTTTGAGAAAACCTGCAAGGGGACTGCCGTGTTCCTCCTACACATGACTGTAGGACGTAAACGCTCTAACTGAGAGATAAAGAATCCGTATAGATCATAGATTCAACACTTCCAGCACACCTTGTACCAACAAAACACACAGGCAACACTCCTCTAAAAAAGTAATACGCAAAATCATTATGCACGCACCAATCAAGGTTGGCATTCAGAAGGTATACCCAAAAAAGCAAGCATTTTAAAGCAAGGGTCGTCAACAAAACAAATTAATAACTTTTCAATCTTAAAATCTAAATAGAACAAATGGTTCTAAAAATAATTCCATTATGCCCAATTACTCAGACAAAAATGGTTCTTTAGATAATTCCAAATATCCTTTTTAAATCAAGGGAGAAAAGA